CGGTAATGTTATTAAGAAATGTTATGGAAATGCTAGTGGAAGTGGTTGTACTACGCGTGATAATATCTTTGGCCATATTATAATCTTTGCTGCGGGATTATACGAGGCGTACCTCGTAAAAAATAAAGTAGCACCTCCAATGTCATTGATTCATGATCAATTAGTACATTTGTACGGAGATGATAACGTTTTCGCTGTTGATGAGGAATTCTCACTTATGTGTGATCAGGAATTTCTCGCGAAACACCTTGGAAAATATGGATTGAAGCTTAAGTTCTTCTTTGGTGGTTTAAATGCTGATTTGCATACCCTATCCTTTCTTGGTGCCAATTTTATTGAATTGGACGGCCGTTGGTTGCCTAAGTATGATGTAACGCGCTTAGCAACTACGATGATCTACGAGCAGAACCGTCTCGGTTTGGATCAACATCTCGGAAAAGCATTTACGTTAATGGTCATGTCGTACCCGACAGGACATTTTAAGGTCTTCAAAACCGCGTATGCTTCTCTAATTAATAGTGACATTGTTTCACATAATTTGGATGACCCAAAGATTCGTGCATACTCCTTGGTAGGAGTGCCGGAAGATAGCTCAATACTGTCTTTCTATACCGGATCTGAGGCTAGTAGTATTGATGCTCTGATGTTAGATTTTTCATCGGAGCTCCTACAAGCTTTCTAAGTTATTGGAGGTAATAGTTTTTCATCTTCGGGGGGGCCCCCATAAAACACCCCGTGTTTAAAAGATGGTTTTAACTAAAAAACAATTTAATGCTTTGTCCCAAGCTCAAAAAGGGAAAGTCGTTCGAAAATCTCGCAAGAGAGTTAATCGTGCGCAACAAGGGCAGCCAAGAGCTGCACCTGCCCGTAATGGTCAAGGTCGAAGACGAGGTCAACGACGCCAACGGGGGGGAAAGAATGGAATGGGTCCCAATGTTCGTGGGATGTTCGGTCCGCAGAATGTGGATCGATCCTCTGCTTTTGCAGGGGGACCAATGGTGCGCAACATCAAGAAGATGTCTGCCCCGGAACCTTTTTCCGGAGATGAATTGATAGCTACTGTTTTGGGGTCGGTTGCTTTTACAACGACACAATTCAATATCAATCCTGCCAACCCAACCACTTTTCCCTGGTTTAATAATATTGCTAAGCTTTATGAGCGCTATCGTTTTACAGATCTGGAATTTTACTTCCAGCACGATGTGTCGCAATTTGCTACGCAAGGAACCACAGGTCTGATTTTGTTATCAGCCTTATATGATGCTGCTTCAGCTGCTCCGACTTCAAAGACTCAAATTGAAGCTACGGATCCCCGAGTTATTTGCATGCCGAATGAGAATTCGTGCTTAACCCTTGATAATAAAGGGATGCATCCTGTAGGAGAGCCTAAATATTGCTTACCTTCAGGAGTTCCGCCTGGTGGAACAGACATTAAGACTTACAATGTAGGTAGTCTTTTTGTTACAACTCAGGGAATGCAGAATGCGAGCGAGATCGGAGAATTGCATGTCAGATACAAGGGTCTTTTGTATGACCGTATCCTTGACGCCTCCGCTGCTGCCGCTCCCACTAATTTTACCGTTACTTCGTTTTCGAACACTGCTGGAACGCCTTTGGCGACAGCAGTCCCCATCCAATTACCTTTGGCTGGGGCCAGTAACAATGGTTTAAACATTGTTAATACTGCTGGTTCGATGGTACCATCTGCTGGAAATTATTATGTTTCGTGGATGGTCGAATTTTCTTCTTCTGGAAATTCAACGGAGTTTCATGCTTCAATTCAGAAGAATGCAGCTGTTCAACCTGTTGCCACTGCTATTCAAGAGTGGGCCGGACCTTCCGGTGCTTATCCAACGTTGGGTCTTTCGGGATCAACTTTTGTGACAGCCAATGGGACAGATGCTTTTCTGTTAACAGTTGAGAGTACTTTCTCAACTGGTGTTAGTACGGTTAATGGTGTCTGCACCTGGATCGCAGTTTAGTACCTTGATCATGGGGAACAACCTAGTTAAACCTTTCTAGTCCAAAAAGGGTAGTGCCTTTGTGCACGATAAAAATTAAATACGTTTTAACTCGTTTGTTAAAGCCTCACGTTGGTTTAAGCCCGTAATGCGTTCGAGCAACAAAAAAAAAAAAAAAAAAAAAACACCAAACCGGAAGAAACCACAGTT